TTAAAGCAAGTCCAGGTATTGCTCCGGCTATAAGTTTCAATACAGATCCAAGTTTACTTACTCCCCAAATAGCAAAAAACCAACCAGCAATTTCAGCTCCAATTTTTGCGGTTGTATTACCTTCTGTCCAAGCTTTATGGAATGCTTCACCAATAGCTACAGGAATTTTCACAAATATTGATTCACCTTCACCAACAGCAACTTTATCACCAAGAAGGGCATTCCAGAAACCAAGTAGACCTGAAGAAATTTTTTCTTTCATATAGATAAAAACCTTACCTACTCCTTCAAACAACTTGGTCCAAGTCTCTGGCTTACTCAAAAATTCTCCAACTTGAGGAAATATTTTATTGACAACTCCAAGAATCAACATACCACCAAGAATTTTGAAAAGTGGACTTGTAACGGTTTTTAAAACTTTCCAGGCCATATCCATAAAACTTGTCTTTTTTTCTTCCCCGGGTTTTCCTTTTTCCTTCTCCTCTTTCTTTCCACCAAAAATACCTTTACCAAAAGCAAGGATTTTACCCATACCACTTTTCGCTCTTTCCCAACGATCTCGAATTCTAAATTGGATAGGAAGCCATCTTCTCATCATTCTAAACCACTTGGTCATAAATTTTGGAGTTATCATATCTCCACCATCTACACCATACATCTTTCCTACAGCACGTTCTTCTTCTTTAAGCCAACTTTTTGTTTTTCTTATATTATGGATTTTTTTGATCCATTTTTTAATATCTTCCAAAACATTTACATTTTTCTTACCAGTTGATTCTATTTTGTCAGCAATCTGTTTATCATCGGTAGAACCCCATAACTTTTCCCCTATTTTCGTAATAACCGATCCAGCGACACCCTTTGTAAATCTATATATAGCCATCATTGTACCGGTAATTGGACGGAAAGCTTCGGTAATTTGACTGAAAACTTTTCCATATACACCAGACCATGCACTTTTTATATCATTGAATAAATTTACAGTATGTCCTTCCAATGATTTATATGTTGTATAAAAAGGCCTCAAAAACTTATTTGTCATGACCTTTTCTATAAAAACTTCTCTACGTTTTTGTGTTTCAAAATCAGTTAGTTTATCTTTTGCAAGAGAGGATCTTAAAGATTTCTCCATCTTCTCTAAAACTTTCTCTGCTTCAGATTTTTTGCTGGTTTTGGTCTTACTACCTAAACCTCCACCTTCATCTGAATTTCCACCCACTCCAGAACCTACAACAGCTTTAACAAGTTTCTCCAAATTCATATTCATGAGTTTTATATGTTTTGCAAATTCGTTATCTTTATCAACTTGTGAAATTCCCATTTTTGTCTCCTAAAAGAAAAGTCCCAAAGGTATAATAATATACACCCTTGAGACCTAATAAATTAGATCCGTTGGCTTATTTCCTGCCAAGCGGGTTATTCTAACTACATATATTTATAATAAAATCTTCTATACGTTGCATTAAAAATGTTTTATAATTTATCCATTTTTCTTCTTCAACGATCAATAAATCAATTTTCTTTTCTTGACATTGTATTTGTTTTTCATTATCTTTATATTTTATATCTTTTTTGGAATGCCAATATACTCCATTATATTCTATAGCTTTATTTATTTCTGGTAACCATATATCTAATTCCAAATATTTACCTGTTAATGGGTTAATTACTTGACTTCTATCATTTTCTATAATTTTACCACCATATATGGATTGAACAAAATTTAAAACTTCCTTTTCGCCTTTAGAAATGACCATATGTTTTACACATTCTGGACATCTTTTACCTTTTTGGAAACAATTATACCTCATTTCAAATTTATGGCCTTCAGGACAAATCAAATCTAACTTGGTATAATTATTTTTATATTTTTTGGATACTAACTGATATCCATTGATTTCAATATATTTTTTTATATATTCATAAGAATGTCGTTGAAAACCAGGATTACAAAACGGACATCTTTTTTCCCCATGACAGAAATTGGAATAACTCATTTCGTGATGATGTCCTTCAGGACAAATCAAATCTAACTTGGTATAGTTATTTTTATATTTTTCAGAAACCAATTGGTACCCAAATCTTTCAATATATTCTTTTACATCTTCATAAAGTAATCTTTTCATTATTTCCTGCCAAGTGGGTTTCTAGCTTTTAATTTTTCGTTTTCTTCTTTTTGCTTCAAGTCTTTTATAAGAAGGTTTATATATGCCTCTCTTTCAAAATCCGGAAGTTCATTACTTTCACTTATGGAAATATTTGCTCGGCTCGCCAAATAATATTGTTCTTCCGTAAGGCTTTGTACTGTGTTGCCGCTACACAGTATATAGCCTAAAAGAAAAAACTTTCCAGCGGTATCTCCTTGACTTCTTTATATCCACAATGGAGACATTTTATATCAAACTTGAATTCAACACCAAATTTATGTTTTTCAAACCAATCAGAAATTAATTCAACATCTTTTTCCAAAAGACTGTCAATAAATTCTGATCTTTCTTCCAAAGGTAAATTCTTATCGATACCAGCTGGTGTAATAATCTCCTCAATGGCCTCTGCATATAACAAAGTAGACATCTTGGCCATTTTTTGCATATCTGTAAGGTCGGTCTCTTTATTGATTAGGTCCATCACATCTCTCTGCATCTTTCGTGTTGTGATCTTCACCCTTACAGAAATGTTGTCATTGATTTTGATTACATTCCAATCAGAAACAGATTCTTCTTCCTTTGGTTCATCTGTAACTTCCCGGATTTTGCCAAGCTTTTTTACAGGTTTTTTATGTGGAGCAATATCCAATTTCACAATAGGTAAGGAAGATAAATTCAAAACCTGCTGTGTCTGTGAAGAACAACTTGTACAGACAGATTCAAATGTATAACGGCTTCCTTTTGTTGCTTTTCTTATTTCAAGTAATAGATAAAACCTATCTTGTAAGTAAAGTGATTCTGCATCAAAGTTTTCTGGTTTCACAACACATTCATTGATAATCTCATCCAGAGCTTTTTCCATCACATCTGGATCTTTGGAAGTTTCGAACATCAAAACCTTTTTTAACTGTCCTGTTGTAACCGGTTTGTAAACAACTTTTTCCCCGGTTCCTGGTAACACTGTTTCAAACGTAAAAATATTCGTGTACTGTCGGAAAAATGACATATTTACCTCCTACATCTTTTTTATTCCGGTGCATCTGCCCCTAAATTATATTTACCGTTTCTTTCACTTATTTCATATGAATAGATTACACCCTGTTTATCTGTTACAGTATGATATTGATAGGAAAACATCACGTCCATAGTTGTAAAATCATTTGTCATGTAATCCAGAGTAATATTATTGATAGATTTTGGCCATGCTTTTACCAACTTATATGTCAACTTTGGCATACTTGGAGAATTTGAATCCAATAAATTAATAAATTGGTCGACCATATATTCTTTTGGTGTTTTATAAATATTTTCATTATCCTGGCACAATCTATTCCACTCATAAAACATTTTCAATATCTCTGTATCATTATCTATATATAAGGTAACATTCCAATCTGTAAACCTACGGACACTTGATAATTTATATTGTTGACCCATGAAAAATGTGCTTGTTTCTTCTACCATCGTATCCGGAAGATTTGTGGTCTTTACTAAAACAGCGGCCTGATTATAATCCAAACTTTGTGTAATAAGTTTTGGAAACTGGAAAATAACTTTAAAAAGATATGCTCTCTGGAAATCTGTTATATTTGAAAGATAGGAATCCACAGGTCCACCATATTCATAACCATAATTAAACTGGTTTAAAAATTCCGCAGATTTTTTAACTTTCTCAAATAAACTCATTTGCTTATCCTTTCATAATATTGATATGCAAAAGTAATATCAAGTGTCATAATTTCAGTAGATGAATAGTCCAAACCAATGGCACCAACGGTCCGCGGCCATGCACCATATAAATTATATGTTGCAACCGGATCCATATTACCATCAAGTAACTCCAGTGTTTGGTTTCTCATATAATCTTTAACAGGAGTGTATGCATGTTCTTTTGGATCATAGATTCTTTGTTGCCATTCCTGAAAATTTCTCAAAATATTGGTCTTTGAATCTACATAAAGGGAAACTGTCCAATCATTATAAATCCTATTCCCGGCCATCTTAAATGTATAGCCGGGATAGGGTATTGAGATGTCCTCAAAAGAGGATTCTGGAAGATTTGATGCTCTTACATGATACATTATATTAGCATCCACATTATGATACAATCCAGGAAAAGTAAATTTTACCAGAAATAAATATGGTCGTGCGCCGCCTTCAAAAGCTTTTGAATATCCATCTATCGTATATCCTATATCCGCCATTATTCATTTCCTAATATCCTTTGTAACCCCATTAACCTGCAAATGAAGGCATTACACTATAATTTACTTTACTTGCTACATGGTAAATATACGCAAAAGATATATCAAACTGCACAACATCATTATTGGAGTAATCAAGTGTTGCTGCGCCAACAGTTTTTGGCCAAGCACCATACAATTTATACCTTTGAATAGGATTGCCATCCGTACCAATTAACTGAACTTCCTGATCCTGCATATAAATTGAAGGATCAGTGTAATAATTGGAAGTAGGATCGTGAACTAAATTTGCCCATTCATGAAAAATCTGTTGGATATCTGCCTTGGAATCACAGTTGAATGTTACTGTCCAATCAGTATATGTATATTTACCAGCAAATTTGAAATCAAATCCCTGCCAATTTGTAACAATTTCTTCTGTTGATGTTTCCGGTAAGGAAGTCGCCCTCACAAGATATGTTGCAGAATCCGTGTCTATTCCAATACCTGATATTTGTGTCGGGAAAATTGGTTTGTAATAGAACATAAATGCTCTTGCACCACCATTAAAATTAGCTCGGTAACTATCAATGTCTATATTAGCCATATTAAAAACTCCTATTTTTATTTTTTATATTGTTGTCGCT